ATGCTATACATTCCACTTCATCTAACCTGATTCTTGGAACTTTAATGTTTACATTCTCTACATTTCTAGCTGCGTTAGACCTAAAATAGTAGAGTGATTTAAGTTTATTCATACCATACCAATGCACATCGTTGACATACTGCATATATTCATCATGTATATCTTGGCTTTCAGTTGCTTTTGGTAAAGTAAAAAATAAATTTACGGATTGTGCTTGACATATAAACTGTTGTCTTTGATATGCATGTTCTACAATCCATATTTGATTTATCTCATTTGCTGTTTTAAATATTTCTTTTTCTTCATCTGTAAGAATATCCAAGTGTTGTACTGAGCCATCATTACCTGATATATCTTTCCAAAGATTTTCTAGTTTCTTACCCTTTAATCCTTTTGATTTAAAAAGTTTTTCCAAGTATTTGTTCTTAACCTGATAACTCCCTGATAAAGTTTTATGAGTATAGCAATTAGCTCTGTAAGGCTCAATACTAGGAGAAGTCCCACTACATATAATCCCACTACTAGCATTAGGAGCAATAGCCAATAGATTAGCATTTCTACGACCTGAACCATGTATGTCAGGAGCTTCGCCCCTCTCAACAGCCAACTCTTTAGTAGCTTCATTAGCTTTTGATTTAATATATGTGAAAGCCGTGTGGTTAAATCCAGTTGCGAAAATACCCTCAAAAGGTATGTTCCTAGATTGTAGATATGCATGAAACCCCATTGCACCCAAGCCGAGACTTCTCTCTCTATATGCCGAATAGGCAGATTTAGTATATCCTTCTTTGCCTTCTCTAACATAATTTTTAAAGCGTTTAAAATTTGCACTATATTCTCCTAGTTGAGTTGTGTCTATAGCATTGTCAATGTAATGTTGTAATACATTATCAAGCATAGTTATTAAGTCTTTTATAAAGTCATCGTTCTTAGACCACTTATCAAAGTTTTCTAAGTTTACAGAAGACAAACAACATACTGCTGTTCTTTCTTCATCAGTTGGTAAAGTAATCTCTGAACATAAATTACTTTGTTTAATTTTTAAACCTAAATCTTTTTGTCCTTTTGGTAAATGTTTATTACAAGTATCAATATTAATCATGTAAGGTTCACCGGTTTCAGCACGAGCATTTATTATTTGCCACCATAAATCTCTAGCATTAATAACCTTTACAGCTTCATTAGTTTTAGGGTCAATTAATCTCCAGTCTTCATCATTCTTTACTGCATCTAAGAAAGCATCATTAAGATTAACTCCGTTGTGTAAATTTAAATTCTTTCTGTTTATATCTCCACCTGATTCTTTACGCATGTTTATAAACTCTTCTATCTCTGGATGAGATATGTCCATATATGCAGCATAAGAACCTCTCCTAGTTGTGCCTTGATTAAAGGCTAACATCTGAGAATCAACTACATGCATGAATGGAATTGAACCAGTTGAACGACTGCCATGAGCAGTAGGTATGCCATTGCTCCTAACATCTCCCCAGAATCCACCGATACCTCCACCCGAACTAGCCAACCATATATTCTCATCGAAGTGAGCAGATAAACCATCCCTGCTGTCAGGTACATAATTAAGAAAGCAAGAGATAGGTAGCCCACGAGTTGTTCCCCCGTTACTAAGTATAGGAGTGCTAAACATGAACCACCTGTGGGAACTGTAATCATAAAGTCTTTGAGCCAATTCATAATCTGTTTCTCCTTTAAATGTTGCTCCGAATACTGAAGCTCTGGCGAAAGCTTCTTGAGCATGTGTTTCATTATCCCAAAAATATCTATCTTTGAGTGTGTCTAAACTAAATCTATCAAAGTTTTTTTCTCTATCATAATCTATAACAATACCTAAATAAGGTTTACTTCCTACTTTATCTTCTACCATGTTGCTCCTCTAAATGTAATGCAATAATTGCATAGTGTATAATCTTTAATAGTTCTGTTCTTTTGTCATCTTTCTTGCCATATCTCATAGCATACTTCATAACATTGCCAATGCTAAAACCTTCGCCATGTCCGGCATCTATAATCATATCTGTTGCTTGATATTTACCATTAGCGTAATGTTGATTATAAGTATTATCAATATAATCTTTTACTAAATTTAAAATTTTATCTTCTTGAAATTTATAATTTATTTGTTTTTTCATAAAAGTTCTTTTACCTTTATGTCAGGATTTCTTTTTACTTGTTTGTAAAACCATCTTAAACTATAAGCACTTAACATAAATTTATTATTAGCAAAAATATGTGTTTGTTCTGGTAAGAACTCATGTAAGTTCTTTACATTTATTTTAGTTTTATCTTCTCCATCCGGTGTCATAGTTCTTAGCCAAGCTATTAATAAATGTTCTGCTTTTCTTCTTAACTGTTTAGACTTCTTGCCACTCATAATTTTTTACCAGTTGCCAATATCTTAATATACTATTAAACATTTCTTTATGTTTCTCATGTGATTCTGTGTCCCATATATGACAAAGAACTAAACTTGTATCTGCTCTGTCTACAAAGATAGAAACTCTTGTAGGCTCAGCTATGTTACAACCTTGAGCATAAGCAGAAAGTTGCATACCATGTTCATCATACACTAACTTACTAGGTTCTTTGCCCTCTAGGTTATCTTTAGTTTTAAAGTCCACAAATATTCCTGACTTAGAATACAAGTCTATCTTACCTCCATAACCTTGCTTAGCACAAAAAGAATCTTCTGCAATCCAATCTTCTTTCGGGAAGTTATCATCTAACCATGCCTGTATAATTTTATAAGGCACAGTTTTCTCTTCTCCTAAGAAACCTTTTTCTATTTGAGCATGTATTTTAGTTCCTTCTTTTGCAGCTTTAGAACCAATCTGTTTAGCATCAGCCTTACATCTATACACAAAAGAATCCATAGACTCTTCATCTCCTATGTCTAAAGTGGCTGCAGATTTTATAGCTTGAGTTATCTTCCAGTTCTCTAATGCAGGTTTAGCAACCATGCCAAGAATAGTAGTAACAGAAGGAACAAGTCCTATGCTTTTAGCATCTCTTAATGTGGTATTTCTCTCTTTCCCATTAGCACCTATGATGGTATACATGGGTTCTCCCTCAAGAGAATACCAATGTCCGGATTCGGATGTAAACTTATTATACTTGTCTAATTCAGTTTTGTCAAGTGTTTTATTCATTTTCTAACTCTTTAAATGTTTTATACACATCAGATGTAAATAATTTTTGTATACTAACTAACCACATCTTACTAGCATTATGGTCTCCTCCACTTACAGACTTTTTAAAATCTAGTTTATCTATAAGTTGTTTTAATTTAGGTATATCAAAAATAAGTGTGCAGAATATATCATCATCTATACATAGATTATGAAACCAATAATCTGCTTCAGTAGTTATTATACCAGAAGGTTTGCCATAAGATTCATATTCAATACAAATATTTCCTGTTTTCATCCACATACCTCTTTCTGATTTTACTTCTATCTTTTTATTTACAAACATATCTATAATTTTTTCTTCTCTTATAGTTCCGTATTGTAAATCTATATCAAATTTCTTTCTGTCTTTTTTAGTGGGTTTCACTCCAATCGCCTCCAATTTTGTATTGACCAGTTAAATCGCACCTCATGTTAAACTGCTCTGTTACTTTTTCTATACACTCTACTCCTATTCTACCAACACAATCAGATTGAGATTCTTTAACTTCTAACTGCCACTCATCATGTATGTTAGCAACAAACTTAGCATCAAAAGTATTTAGTTTAATTAGCTGATATAAATTTATCATAGCTTGTTTCATTACTATAGCACCACTACCTTGTAATAAAGTATTAAGTGCTGAATGCTGACTTCTTACATGTATTCTTCTACCATCTATACCTTTTAAAAAGCCACGATTGGATGCTTGTTGCACTCTATCTCTTAATTTTTTAAGAGCCGGTAAGTTACGAAAGAATCTTTCTTTTAAGGCTTTACCTTTTTTAATATCACCATTAATAATACTACCTATCTTGGCATCTCCTGCACCATATACTAATGCATATATAAATGTTTTTGCTTGGTCTCTTGTTTGTAATCCTGCTAGTTTTTGATTAGTAGAATGTATATCTCCATTTACAACTTCTTCAATATAATTAATGTCATTCATATAATGTGCTAACATTCTTAACTCAAGACCACTAGCATCAATACCAACTAATCTATAACCTTCAGGAACTGTCCAACAAGCACGACACTCCTTACCATAAGGGCTTCCTAAGTTTGGAACTTGAGCCATGTTAGGACCTCTATGTGTCATTCTACCTGTGATAGTTCCATTAGGTATAACTCTGCCATGAACTCTATCTTCTTTTAATTCATCTATCCATGATGATACCTGTGCTATTCTCTTTTGATATAACAAGAAGTCAGCTATAAGTTTAGCTTCTTTGATATGCTCAATCTTTTTAAGAGTTGCCTCATCAACAATAGGTTGACCAGTAGGAGTAAACCTCTCAGGTTGCCAACCAAAGTCAATGAGATATTCTCCTATTTGTTTACGAGAACCAAGATTAAATTCTACTAACTTTTGCCTAACAAAAGGTTCAAAGTTATTTGTGTTAAGACAATTAGTATATTCTTCATCAGTCAATCCTCGTTGACTAAGTTCTCCATTCTTTTTAATATATGGAGTTACTATCCTATCATCAACTAATCTAGGCTGGAATGTTTTTTGTACTTCATCCTCTACATCTGCCATCTTTTGTCTTAGCTCTGCTAATAAAAGCATTGCTTGTTTACTGTTAAAATAAAATCCATTCCTTTCTTGTTCTAACATAATTGCAGAAACTCTATGTTCTAAATCTAAAGATTCTTTACTAAAACCTCTACCTTCATTAAGTAAATATTTATAAACAGTTTCATTCAAGATTACATCTTGCTCACAGTAGTCAAGCATTTGTGGAGAATAGTTTTCAAACTCAGGTTGTTCTTGTTTAGGACATGATAGTTTATAACCCCATGTTTTCAGGCTGTGTCCGTTTTCTCTAATTGGATTATAAAGTCTTGACATGACAAGAGTATCTACTATCTTGCCTTTGTATTTAAAGTTATGTAATTTTTGTAGAACCGGTAAATCAAAACCAATTATGTTATGACCTATGAGAGTTTCAGCTTCACTTAAAAAACTGAGTCCTTCTTCTATTTCGTTTGGAGAAAACTTATGAACTGTACCATCAACTTCTTTTGCAACAATACACCAAACTCTAGTGGCATCTAAGTCATCTGTTTCTATATCAAATACTATTTCAGAAATCTTCTGCATGGAATGTCTCCTCATCTGTTACTTCATGTAATCTACCTGTATCAATATCATATCTTAAACTACATGCCATGCCTGTGTCTCCGGTGTATCTTGATTTAAGTACCCTAACTTTTGTGATGTTTGCTTCATCGGGATTCTCTGCTTGTTGATTTCTTTCTAATGCTATCACACAATCGGACAACTGTGCAATTCCTTGTGAGCCTTTTAAATGGGATAGTGAAACTTCAATACCTTTCTCATGTCCTCTATCTCCTTGTGCTCTTCTTAAATGAGAAACAAGTATCATCCCGACACCTGTCTCCTCTACTAGACTTCTAAGTCTGTTCATTAACATATCAATACCTCTTCTTTCATCCCCTTCAGTAAGTACATTGACAAGCATGTGTAAGTGGTCAACCACTACCCAATCACATTCACATCCAACAATAATATATCTTAGCTTAGAAAATATTTCATCTATATCTGTAGCTCCTAAGTGTGCATGAATAAAGACTCTACCTTTTTGTATAGCTCTATCAAACAAATCCTGTAACTCATCATTAGTATAGTTCTCTCTTTTTTCAGATAAATATATCCTATCATTTGCTTCAATAGATACAATACCATCAGCAGTACGCAACCAGTTTTCTTCTAGTGCAATAATACCTACATTATCTTTGGTATTCTTGATAAGATGATGTTCAAGTTCTCTGGTTACACTAGACTTACCAAGACCTGTTCCACCTGTTAGGGTAACAAGTTCGCCTTTACGCATACCATATAACTTTTTATTTAATCCTTCCCAAGGATAAGCAATACTTTCTTTTACTTCTCTATTAAGCCAATCATCTTTCTTACTAGATAAATCTAAAATGCCAGAAGGTGTATATGTCTTAGCTTCCCACCAAGCATTAGAAAACTCTTGAAACTTTTTCTTAGCTAACATTTCGTTAGCATCTTTATATCCGTTAGGTAAG